ATTGATTGCTTTTATGGCCAATGATATAAAGCCATCATTATCAATCACTTTGGACGCTACAGGCACAGAGATGAAAGGCAGACCTACCAAATACTCTCCGGCACTTCAGAAGAAGGCAGACGAGTACGTCAATAGACTACCTGAAGGTCAGATCGTCCACTCAGTGGAAGGACTGGCCCTACACCTCGGTATACACCGTGATACATGCTACGCATGGCGTGATTCTATCGAGGCGTTTTCCGACACGTTAGAGTCAGTTATGAAGATGCAGGCAGTGGCATTGATCAACAATGGCCTGTCAGGTGAGTTCAATTCAGCGATCACAAAGCTCATGATGGCGAACCACGGCTATCGTGAACGCTCTGAGGTAGACAACCTGTCGAGTGACGGATCTATGACTCCGCAGAAGATCGAGCGCATCATTGTGCAGGCCGAAAACATTTGAGAGTACTGCAATTCAAGACAGCGGAAGTATTCGGCCCCTTACTGAACCCTGCCCGATACAAGGGTGCATGGGGTGGCCGAGGCTCAGGGAAGAGCCATTTCTTCGCAGAGCTTCTGATCGAAGACGCACTGATGATTCCGGGGATGAGGGCCGCATGTATCCGAGAGGTACAGAAGTCGCTCAAGCAATCCAGTAAGCGCCTGATCGAGGACAAGCTCCAAGCGTATAACTTAGGCGAGAGAGCAGGGTTCAAGGTTTACCGTGAGGTGATCGAGACACCCAACGACGGCATCATCATCTTCACTGGTATGCAGGACCACACTGCTGACTCTATCAAATCACTGGAGGGTTTTGACCGAGCATGGATTGAGGAGGCTCAGTCTCTATCGCACCGATCACTCGAACTGCTCACACCTACCATGCGGAAAGAAGGATCAGAGATCTGGGCGTCATGGAACCCTAACAGGCCAACAGACGCTATTGATCAGTTACTCCGTGGTGACAACCGGCCAACCGGCGCTGTGGTAGTCAACGCTAACTGGAAGCACAATCCTTGGATCAGCAAGGTCCTGTTGCAGGAGAAGGACGATTGCCTACGCATGACTCCTGATCGCTACCCACACGTATGGGAAGGCGAATATGCCACTGTCTTGGAGGGTGCTTACTACGCACGACATCTGAGCGAGGCGGCTCTCTCTGGCCGGATAGGCTTCTTTGGTAAGGACCCATTGATCAAGGTCCACGCAGTATTCGACATCGGTGGCACGAGCAAGAAGTCAGACGCAACAGCGATCTGGATTGTCCAGTACATCGGTGAAGAGGTACGACTGATCGACTACTACGAGGCAGTAGGTCAGCCATTTGAGTCACACGTCAACTGGTTACGGTCACGCGGGTACGAGGACGCTCTGTGTGTTCTGCCACACGACGGACGTAAGCACGACATGGTCTACAAGGTCACGCCTGAGAGTTTCTTGCAGGAGGCAGGATTCACCACTCAGTCGATACCTAATCAAGGCGCAGGTGCTGTGCTGTCACGTATCGAAGCGGCCCGTCGCATGTTCCCATCCTGCCGTTTCCATGACGAGAACACGAAGGACGGACGAGAGGCACTCGGTTGGTATCACGAGAAGAAGGACGAAGTCAGGGGCATGGGTCTCGGTCCAGACCACGACTGGTCATCTCACGGCGCTGACGCATTTGGCCTTGTTGCTATCTACCGGCAAGGCATCCATCAAGAGGACTCATGGTCCAAGCCATTACGCAGAAACCTACAGGGTGTGGCCTAACTTCTGAATAGTGGTAAAATAGCCATGTGATCACATACTTAGGGCTGTTCAATGGCTATTAGGCGACTAGGGCAATCTATCTTAGACTCAATTCCAAGCCGTGCGGCCAAAGAGGCTCGTGCAAAGCAAATGAATATGGAAAGTGGGTATTTCCACGGCACAACGTCAGATATCGAAAGTTTTTCCCCAACAATGCGTGGTTCATCAACAGATGCAAGATCTGCAAAAAAGGCGTTTTGGGCTACAGATGACCCTGTGACAGCCGGTTCATACGCAGAACATTCGGCTACTTATGCCCCTGTTATGAAGCTATTGGAAGATGCTAGAAAAGCAGAGCGGGCAAAGAACTTTGACTTAGCCGAGCAAAAAATTATCGAAGCAGAGGATCTTGATGCCGCTTTGCGTCGAGACAATTTGGTTATTGGTGGGCAAAATATTTTACCTTTAAGGGTCAATGCCAACCTCAAGACAGTTGACATGAAGGGCAGATCGTTTGAAGACGAAGGCGTGTCTGATGAAATTAATAATTATTTAGACTCTGCAAAAGCAGATGGTTTCGCGGGAGTAAAGTTTCTCAACCTAGATGACGCGGCAGGTCTTAATAATAGACCGGCTACACATGTAGCCATGTTTGATGCTAAAGACATCCGATCGGAGTTCGCTGACTTTGACCCGGCTAAGGCGTCTAGCTCAAACCTTTTGGCATCTGCCCCTCCATTGGCGGCGGGCGGGATCTTGGGAGCCTTGGGCTTGCCACAGGATGCGACAGCCGCTGATCTGATGACAGCAATGCAACCACAAGTCAGCAAAGAAGATGCACGGCGAGACATTCAGTCTCTGATCCTTGATGCTTTGACTGGGTTGATGCCAATCACGCAAACAGCAGGTGAGCAGGCTCAAATGATGCCAATGTCACAACAGTATGGTGGACGCTAATGGCTAATCCAATCCTGAAGGCTATCGACAGACTGATCAAGGCAGGCTTCCCAGAAAACACGGCCAAGAAGATTGCCAGTGGCGAACTGCCGATGGACTTTGAGTCTCGGATGGCGAGAGCTAGAGAACAAGGTTATGACACCAACGTCGATTGGTTTCACGGCACACCATATGCACAAAGCATCGCAGATAAAGGATTTGACCCGTCAAGATTAGGAATGGGTAATGATCAAATGGGTGCGGGTTTTTACTTTTCAGACAACCCGTATCAAGCGTCAGGTTACGCAACCAATTTACAAGCTACATCTTTGCCAGAGGCAACGCCCGGAATAATTCCAGTTTTACTGAAAACTCAAAATCCAAACAGAATTGATATCGATGCGCCCGCAGGATTTGGCATAGAGCTTACAGAAGATATGGCTACAGAGATCATGAAGAAATCGCCAAACATCAGAAGCGATGATGGTCCGCTATCTAACTTTATAGAGCCAAGTGCAATCGATGGTTATACAGATGCAGATATTCGTTCAGTTGCAAAAATGTACGCCGGACGTGACGCAGATATATTGCTCGGAGATATTTTTCCAAAGCAGGGGTCTGATTTTTTAAAGGGCCTCAATGAAGTAACTGGGATTGATAGCGTCATGACAAGGTCAGCTAGACCAGATGACCCCACGGTTGCAACTATTTTTGACCCAAGTCAGGCTAGGTCACGAAATGCCGCTTTCGATCCAGACAACATTGGCAAGCCAAACATTCTTGGCTCTGCGGCTTCTGTAGCGGCAGGTGGCATCCTAGCGGCACTCGGTATGGCTCCAGAAGAAGCAGAGGCAGGAGTGTTCCCGTATGCATTCAAGATGGCAGAAAACGCATTAGAGCGCGGCAGTCCTCTGTTTACAGAAAAAGCACTAAAAAGTGCGGCAAGAGATGCATCAGGTAACAGCCGTACAGCGATTACGATGATGAGTCCCGATGAGTTTTTGCGTGTGGTTCCTACGCCTGAGAACTCGATCAGTCAGAAGAACATCGACAAGATCGCAGAACACATCAGATCAGGCGGTAAACTCGATGATGTGCCGTTCTTAATCGTCAAGATGGATGATGAGATGAAAATGCCTCGCTACAGTGGACATGAAGGCCGACACAGAGCATTGGCACTGAAGCAATTGGGTATCGAAGAGATGCCTGTTCGTATCAAGATGGGTGACAACATGGGTGTTCGTTGGGATGAGCTACACTCTAAAAACCCACTTAGGAATAAGTCACTGCCAGATTTCGTGTTGCACGAGGAAGGATCAGCCGCATCACAATTCCCGATTAAAAAGACAGCAACGGGATTTGAGACTGCGCGCTCAGCCGCCCCAATTGCGGCAGGCGGCATCCTTGGTGCGCTAGGGCTACCAGAGAACGCCACAGCGGCAGATATCGTTATGGCAGGCAAGGAGGTGCCGAAGGAGCAGGCTCGCGCTGAGACACAGCAAATGATCTTGGACGCACTGCTTGGCTTCATGGCACCAACACCACTCGGTGATGCTACAATGGACGCATATAACCGTAATAGGATTCGCTAATGGCACTATCAAACTACGGCGAGTTGAAGACCGCCATTGCAGACTTTCTCAACCGTGATGATCTGACAGCGGTCATTCCTACGTTTGTTGCCTTGTGTGAGTCACAGGTTGCCCGTGATCTACGCCACTGGCGGCAAGAGGTCCGAGTCACCACTACACTGAACGAGCGGTTTGAGAACCTGCCATCTGACTGGCTACAGACCAAGAACATGTATCTCAGTGACGGTGCGGCAATAGAGTACGCATCGGTAGCAGAGATCTCTCGCCAAAAGATTCTGTCAGAAGACACATCCGGTAAGCCTCGGCTGTACACCATCAACTCAGGACAGTTTGAGTTCTTCCCACAGCCAGACGAAGGCTACGAGCTAACCATGATCTATGTGGCTCGCATCCCTACAATGAGCGCAGACAGTGACGCCAACTGGTTGATGACGAACTACCCAGATGTCTACCTGTACGGATCACTGCTCCAGTCAGCACCATACCTGTCAGAAGACGCTCGTGTTGCCGTATGGGCGCAGATGTACGGAGCGGCTATTGCAAACCTGAACAAAGACTCAGACAGGGCCTCCTACTCAGGCGGTCCACTCGTGATGAGGAATAAGTAATGACTGAATGGAGTCCCGGCACAGCACCGACTACTACGTGGGAACAAGAAGCGGGGATGCTCCCGTCTGACCCCGGTGTAGCCGATAACATCTCAAGTTTAGTAGAGCGGGCCGAGACAGCGGCAACCAATGCAGAAACAGCAGAGACCAACGCTGAGACTGCTGAAACTAACGCTGAGACGGCTCAAGTAGCGGCAGAGACAGCCAAAACAGGTGCTGAGACCGCGCAGGCGGCGGCAGAAGCGGCTCAGTCATCAGCATCGACATCAGCTACCAATGCGGCATCATCTGCCACTGCGGCGGCTTCTAGCGCATCCGCGGCAAGCACATCTGAGACCAATGCGGCTACGTCAGAGACTAATGCGGCAACGTCAGCTACAGCGGCGGCAGGATCTGCCACGTCAGCGGCATCTGCACAGTCAGCGGCTGAGTCTGCTCGTGATGCAACACTGGCGGCATACGACAACTTTGATGATCGCTACCTTGGAGCTAAGGCATCTGATCCGGCATTAGACAACGATGGTGACGCACTTGTTGGTGGAGCGTTGTACTTCAACACCACTGACGAGGAAATGAAGCTCTACACAGGCAGTGCATGGGTAGCGGCATATGTATCATCATCCGGCGTTTTAATTGCCAACAATAACCTGTCTGACTTAACAAATGCCACCACGGCGAGGTCTAATCTTGGCCTTGGGACAGCGGCAACAACTGCATCGACAGATTACGCCACGTCGGCTCAAGGCGCTTTGGCAGACTCCGCGCTACAGAGTTTCACAGAGACTAACGACTTAACAGCGGCAGTGACTTGGGCGAATGTCCCGGACGCCAACATCACGCAGTCGTCAGTCACTCAGCATCAAGCGGCGTTATCAATCACAGAAAGCCAGATTAGTGATCTGCAAAGTTATCTGACTAGCTTTACGGAAACGAATGATCTAACTGCGGCTGTCACATGGGCGAACGTACCTGACGCTAACATCACCGAGTCATCTGTCACACAGCATCAGGCGGCATTGTCTATTGCTAATACGCAGGTCACTGGACTAGGCACAGCCGCTACACTAGACGTAGGCACTGGTGCAAATAACATTGTACAGCTTGATGGGTCTGGTGCGCTTCCTGCAGTAGACGGTAGTAACCTGACCAACGTGTCTTCTGTAGC